AATACTAAGCCCCGCGCCAGCCTGTCCCGGGATCAAATAGTACTCCAAGGGTATTATGGTAAACTCCCCTCATTTAATGAGGGGCATATATGTCAACATAAACATGAAACACACCGCTTCGCGGAGTATGGAAGATTAATCGCAAGGGTTTGTCATCTTCAACCTTGAGTATGTACTGCAACTAATTATCATATGAATACGATAGAACACATGTATACCAAATAAAATATTATTTTATTTATCATTCATAAATTACACTTGATATTCAATTACAATATTTCTGCAATAATCTAAATTCCACTTCCACCTAATCGCGGTGGCTCTCGTTGAACGTCTTGTCTTCTAGATTCCCAGTTCCGTTCTCTTGCTGGTCCAGTTTCTTCAAATGGCGTTCTTGTTAGAGTCGATGCTAACTTACGCTTCATAAACGAAGATGAACTCAACCAAGCCTCAAGCGTTCTCTTGAGAAACCCAGGGAGAAAGCACGCGAGCATGATACACACCCAGAGAACAACTATACATAACATAATTAACAACACAATCCCAATTATGTATAATACCTGGTGTCTCTTTTCTGGGTCGGAGACTCCTCCATATTGATAGCCACCATAATAATCTGGGTCGGACATTGAATAGGAATTCAATTCTTCTGAGCAAGGGAAAGGCGAAATAAATCCGATTTATTTCGAGGACGATTGCTTATTTATAGAAAGAGGAAGCCAAGCTTCCGGAAGAAGCTTCCGAGGTACCTTGCTTAACGATGAAGCAATCCCAACTATGTATTAGCTGTCAAGCACTATTGGAAATAGTGGGCATAGTGATTCACGGAAAGTAGCCAAGTGGGCCATGTGGGATCAGTGTACGATCTTCCGTCAGATTCGCTTCTCGAATCACAGATCCTGATCGTACACGCGGACTTCTAAACCAACGGCTTAGATTAAAAGGAGATGACTCCGCTGATCCTGGCGCGGGGGT